GTGCGTGCGCCCCGCGATTACGCGCATGTCGTAGCCGAGGAGCAGGATCCGCTTGGCGCCGGCGAGCACGGCGAGGTTGATCGCACCGTAGCCGGCATTGCGCCCGTGGTGGATCGCCCCCGGGTCGAGCGAGAGCCCCATCGGCACCCCGGCGTCGCGTAGCGAGGTGATGCGCGGATCGCGCTCGGGGAGGGTGCGATTCTCGAGCGTGAAAATGCGCCCGGCGAACGCGCGCCACAGCGGGTCGACGTGATGCCAGGCGAACCACCGCAGATCGTAAAACAGATGCAGCTCCGCCCACGGGGCGAGCCGGTATCCGTTGTTAATCGCGATCGTATGCAGGCCCCGGCAGCGGTTGACGAGCTCGGGCGTGAGGCTCGGGCCCGAGGCGAAAATCGCGCACGTTGCGCCGGGCTCGGTCCACAGGCGCGGCACCGCGCCCGTCGGCCAGGTCTTACGCGGCATCGCTCGCCCACTCGCGCGCCTGGTAAGTGGTGCCGCCGTCGATCGACATCACCTCGATGATGTTGAGCGCGTTCGGCAGCGTGACGAACGGCGGCGGCGAGGCGAGCGGCGCCCACTGCAGCGTCGACGGCCAGGTCACGGCGCGCCCGCCGGTGGCGTCCTGCTTGAGGTAGATGAGAAACCGGTGCACGCGCACCGGCGCGCTCGCCGGGTTCGTGAACGTGATCGCGCAGTCGGCCGTCAACGTGAGGTTGAACACCTCGGCCAGGCGCAGGTCGATCGCGTACGCGGCGCCGGTGTTCGCGGTCACGATGTTGGCGCGCGGGTCGTGGCCTAGCGGCCGGTAGTCGGTCCACGACGTCGGCCCGGTCGTGTTGGTCACGACGGTATAGAGCGGGATCTTATCGGCGCCGAAAGCCGAGGTGTTGACGCTAACCGTGCCCTGCCCGTTCACCTCGACGTAGTTGGTCTGGCTCGCGGTAAGCGTGACGGTGCCGTTGGCGATGTCGGTCGGCGTGCCGCGCACGTTGAAGCGCCCGCCGAAATAGCCCCAGGTGAGCCCGGCCGAGGTCGAGTCGCGTCGGCCGAAGAGGAGCGCCTGCGAGAGCGCATCGAATAGCGCATTGGCGCGCTCCTCTTTGTTCGCCTGCGTCTCGCCGAGGAGGTCGAGCTTTGTCGAGAAATCGCTCACGTGCCAATCCGGTCAAAGAGGAGCACGAGCTGCTCGGCCTCGGTACGCGCCTTGCCGGCATTCTCGGCGATGCGCGCCTTGACCAGGCGCCGCAGCACGCCGGGTTTGCAGTTGGCGAGCTTGGCCGTCGCCGCGATCGCCGCCTTGTATGTCTCGCCCGCGTCGGCGACGTCGCGGCACAGGCCCTCGAGCTCGGCCAGGCGATCGCGGATCACCGTCACCTTGAGAATCGGCTCGGGCTCCTCCGCCGCCGGCGCGCCGCCGCGGCCGTGCACCTCGGTTTGCTGCGTGCTCAAGGTCATGCGGCGTTACTCCTCTAGGCTTGGGTGCGTTGCGCGATGAGCGGGAACCCCTCGCCCATCGTCTCCGAGATCTGCGTCACGACGATGCCGACGCGCGTCGCCGCGCCGCCGCCCTGCTCGGCGACGGTGAGCGAGTCGACAAGCGTCGAGAGCGTTCGCTGCACGCGCATTTTCGAGAACCGGCCCGACGAGCCGCCGAGCGGCGTCGTGCGGCCGCGCGTGTCGATGTCGACGTAGAGCAGATTGCTCGCCGGAACGCTGAGGATCACGCCCCACCGGTCAACCATGAAAGTGGCGTTGTGCGCGCTGAAAATGTAGACGTACTCGCCGGCGACCAGGCCGTGCGGGCCGGGCGTCTCGAGACGCGTCGGGTTGCCGTAGATGATCCCCGAGAGCCCGATCTCGGCGGCGCAGAACCACCTGATCACGTACTGCTCGTAAGCCTCATTGAGCGGCACCTCGATGCTGTTTTTCCATTGCCCGTTGTAGCGCGTCCGGCGACTGCCCTCGAATTCCCAATCATCGTTGAGCTCGTCGCGCACGAGCACCTCGAGCGTCGGCGCCCGCGGCTTGAGGCGGTTGCAGTTGAACCGCTCGAGGTAGGCGGCCGCCTGGTCGATGCGCTCGCCAAACGGCGTAGCTTTCCAGTACCGGTCGAGGCCGATCTCGTTCTGATTCATCCGCGCGTTGGCGATCGTGCCGGCACGCAGCAGCACGAACGGCTCGCCGCCGGCGTGATCGCGGATCTCGTGCTCGGTCCCGAGGCGGCCGCGGCGCAGGCCCGTAAGGCGGAACGTGTTCCCGGAGAACCCCTGGAATTCTCGGAATTGCACCACCTCGCGACCGACGATGGCAATGTTTGCATTCTCGTCGACCATGTCGTCATAGCTCACGGTGGCGAGCTCGCCCGAGTAGAGAAACACCTCGATCGCGTTCGCCTCGTCGGTGGCGTGCTGGTTGGTGTGATCGCCGAGCGCAGAAATGCACCATCCGGCCGCGGCCACGCTCGTCAAGGTTGCTTTCTGTTCATACGCCGTATCGTCGGCGCTCTTCGATACGACCGCACCATCAAAGTCGTGCTCGGTCGCGACGGCCACGTAAACGCCGGCGTGATCGTCCTCGGGGCGCAGCACCGGGATATCCATTACAAAGAGCTCCGGCGGGCTCGGGATCGTCGGCGTCTGCGGATCGCCCGGGCCGGTGGCCGCCAGGGGATTGAAATCGTAGTCGCCGAGATCCTCGTTTACGGCTTCCCAGTTGATCCGCATGCCATCGTCCTGGCGCTTGACCAGGCGCACGCGATAGTTGGCATTCTCGCCAGCGATGTCGACGACGTCTGTCGGCTCCAGGTCGGCGTACTGATAGCTCGTTCGGAACGCAAAGCGCTGCCGCTCGCGCCACGCGGTGAAAATGTTTGTGTCCGCGACGCTACGCGCCTTGGCGTTCGTCATCACGATGGGCAGCTCGAGCGTCTGGCGGTTGTCAGACGATCCGATCAGGCGCTGCGACGTCTGCGCCCCTACCTGGTACTCCGCATCGCGGTCGACGAACACCACGCGCAGCTCGCGCGGCAGTTGCACATCGTCGAGCCGGACCATTTGGATTGCCTCCGGCACCTCCTCGCCTGGCGCGTGCGCCGCGAGCTCGCTGTGATCGAGCTCGAGGACCGGCGCCTGCCCGCGTGGGACATACTTGAAAACGTCGCCCTGGTCGACGGCGTCGAAAAAATACGCCTGCTGCAGTTGCTCGATGCAAGCGCGGCCGCTCGCCGGCGTGCTGATCACGTACCCATCGGTCGTCGCGGTGATGTCCGTCGTATCGGATTCGTCCGGCTCATAGCCGCATAGCTCGTGGATCTCGTCGATGATCGCGGCGACGTTGTACCCGTTGCTCGACAGTTGATCGAACGGCACGCCGCGCACGCCGGATCCGGTGTAGATGACTTTTTTCCTGGTGATCCCGAACCGCGTGAAAAAGTACCCGCCGAGCTCCGGCGTCGACAGCAGATCGGACCATTCATAAAAGAGCTCTGACGTACCGGCCGCCAGCGTGAAGAGCTTCGGCGGCGAGAACCGATCGAGCGCGTATATCTGGCCGTCCGGATCACGTCCGAGTAGCCATCGGTACGTCGTCGGCGGATTCCCGGCGCCACCGATCGGCTCATCATTCACCAGCGCGCCCTGCTCGTCCCACACCAGCAGGTGCCCGTCGTACTCGTTGATCGCGTAGATGAGCCCCTCGGCGGGCGAGTGCATGAATGCGCGCGTGTCGATCTGCCCCGACACCGCCTGCAGCGTCGCACCCGCCGGCGATCGCTGATCCCAGGACAGGCCGCGCACGTACCCCACGTAAAACTCCCACGGCACGCCGAACGTGTCGACGCCAAGGATTGATTCCTGCTCCGAGACGTCCATCACGAACCCGCCGCCGGGGAGCGGTATCGGCCCGCCGGAGATCTGCTGCGGCACACCTTTCTCGTCGATGATCGCGAGGCGATGCGTGCTGCCATTGTCGAAATTGCCGAACAGGAAGCAGCGGCCGCCGCCGGACCGCGATTGCAGCGTCTGCGAGTAGAGCGTGCCATCGATCGTGCGCTGCCCGATCATGCGGCCGCGGTCGAAAATGAGCAGGCGATTATTCGACGGCGCGAGACTCAGCACGCGACCGGTTTGCGTCATCGCGAACGGGCCGGCATTGAATGCGGTGATCCGGCTTCGGTACGAGTCGCCGTACGACGTCATAATGCGGCTCGGATTGCCGCCCTGCCAGTACACCGAGCGCGAGTCGCGGCCGATCACCGGCAGATCGGACGCCTCCATTGCGAAGCCCTCGAACACCGGCAGCTCGTAAAAGTCCGAGCTCGCCGGCGCGCCGCTCCGCACGACTTCAAACGTGAAATTCGGCACCCCGCGCGTCGCCGACACCTCGAGGTTTTCCATCACCACATGCGCGGTGCCACGGTACCCGGAGACGTTTCCGACGCCGTGCAGCGCCTCGAATGTCGGATCTGCGAGCTGCGTCGCGGTGCCGCGGTAAAAGCGTAGCGTTGCGTTGGCGTGCGATTGCGCGAGGGTGAAATGGTCGACGGTATCGCTGATGTCAAACCATAGCTCGCCGTCCTTCCATATCCGCCGCACGCCGTCGATCTCGCCCTCACAAAGCGCGATGTCGAGGTCGACGTGGTAGACGTATGTAACCGATGTCGCCGTCGGTTCCGGCCCGCCCTTGCCGCCGCCCTCCTCGACGACGATCTCGGTTTCCCGCAGATCTGAGGCGTCGATGATGTTGCCGGCCAGGCGCACAGTGCCGAATACGCGCGGGATCATCGCGCCGTATGCGCTCGTCTGTACCCGCAGATCGCCGAGCCGCGGGCCCTCGTTTCGGATGTCCGGCTTTTTGCCGGGGAACAGGAACCCCCCGAGCGCGGCGCCGATCGACCATCCGAGCGACGCGTAGCCGAACACGCTACCGATGCCGGCGCCGGCGAGTCCTAGTGCGAGCTGCGCCATGCTAGTAACTCACTCCCGGGATCTCGTATCGGCCGCAGATCAGCCGGCGCCAGTGTTCGTCGAGACGGTGCTCGCACACGCGGCGGAACTGCAGCAGCGAGTGAATGATCGTCACTTCCCGCTCGCCGATCCTGCCAAAGATCGCGACGTGCTGCGGAAAGCGTCCGAACCGGATGAGCGCGACGGCGCCGCTCGACGTCAAGAACGTACGCCGCATGTGTGTATCGCACAGCGAGCGCATTTGCTCACCGTCCGGCACGCGTTCGTACGCGCGGATATCGAATTGCGAAAGCCCGAGATCCTGCGCCACTCTGATAAGCAAGCCGGCACAGTCGAGGCCCTCCTTTCTGCTGCGGCCCTGGTGGCGAAACTTCACGCCCACGTAGCTTCGCGCCGCCTGCACGACTTGGTCCGCGGTCACGCTCACGCCTGGAAACCTCGCGTGATCCGGTCCATTCCTGGCAGCCAGCGAAAACCGCCGTGATTCACACCGTTCGCGAATTTGCCGACACAGTCCTCGTCGAAACGCCCGGCGCACCCGGGATAGATCGCGAACGAATCACTCACCGAGATCGCGTAAGGCATCGGCTCGACGAGCACGAGCGCGCCGCCGGCGGTGTGCTCCTTCACTTCCATCGCGAGGCCAGTGTTCTCGCACCCGCTTTGCCATGTGACGAGGCCGCGATCGAAGTAACCGGCGGCCTGCGCGAGACTCGAGGCAGTGAACGTGCGCCGATCGGTGACGGCCGTCACGATCGCGTCGGTCGTGAATAGCGCCAGGTCGACCGTACACTTTGAATCGCCGAGATCGTGCGGGCACCCAGGTTGAAACAGGCGGCCGATCGTCTGCTGCAGTTGCTGCGCGAGGCCGCGGATCTCGGCGTGGAAGCGCCCGCGCTGCTGGCGCACCTCGCCGATGCGCCCACCTGGCAGCGGCAGCGCACCCATCGTGGTGTCGGCCCAGTTGAGCAGGAAGATCTCGACGTGCGCGTGATCCCATCGCCCCGCGAGCAGATCCTCCTCGGTGAGCACGACGCTGTCGAGGATCCCGGCGAGCTCCTGGTTGGAGACGGCGAGATCGGCGCCGGCGACGATCGCGCTCCGGTTGAACCCGGTGCGCGCGCGATAGGTGACGCCGGAAAAATCGACGTCGCGCGAGGTGGTGGTAAACCCGTATATCTGCCCGTCGCGCCTGGTCAGTTTCCAGCAAAAGCAGAGCGTCGTCGAGCGCGAGCGCAGGTGCGCCCGCAGCGCGGCCGAAATGTTTTTCACGGCTCGAGCAGCTCGACCAGGCCGAGATTGTTCCAGTTGATCACATCGGGCTCGATCACGATGAAATCGGGCCGGTCGCGATCGAAGCGCACCGGCGTGTAGAAGTCGCCCGACCAGGCCGTCGGCACCACGATCGGCGAACCGACCGTGTAGAGCGCGCCGGTCGAATACTCGATGATGTAGTGCGCGCCCTCGACCATCGCGAAAGCGCCCGACTTGACGCTGATCGTGCCCTGCATGGGCTTGTAGATGATGCGGTCTTGCGTGTAGGCGTCGTCGTCGGCGTAGCGCTTGACGAATTGGTAGCCCGAGGGCGAACCGTCGGCGGTGTCGAAAACGCCCTCGGTGATGCTCGCCTCGCCGTCGAGCGGATCCTGCACGAGGAACCCGTACCGCATGCCACGGCGCGCCCGAAAGAACGCGAGCAGGCGCTTGGTGCGCTCGAGATCCTTGCCGGTGTACCCGGCCTGCATCAACACGCGCGCATCATCGCGGGTCGAATTGCGGAACTCGTGCCCGCCCTCGAGCACCTCGACTTCGGTCGCAAACTCCGGACCGCCGGTAAAGCCGAGCGCGAGATCGCTCGGCAGGACAACGTTATGGATCGTCACAGGTTGCGCAGTCCGCGGCGGGTGCCGAGCTCGGCCTGCGCGCCGATCTGCACCTGCGTGCGACGGTCGGCCGGCTGCTGCAGCACGAAGTGGTTATGTACCTGCACCGCCTTTCCGCCGGCCGGGTCGACGCGCCCTGCCCGGTCGGGCGTGAACCACTCGGCGCCCTTTTCGCCGACCTTGTAGCGCATGCCCGGGAACACATCGGCGCCGTCGGCAGCGAACCCGCCGAACGCGAGGCCGAAGATGCTGCCGAGGCCGGCATCGAACCCGCCGCGCGCCGGCGCGGCGCGCGTGCCGCCGCCGAACAGTTTCGCGATGATGCCCCCGATACCGCCGCCGCCCTCGCCGCCGACCAGGCCCCAAAGCTGCTTTGATAAATCCTGGCCGGCGATGCGCGATATGTCGCGCACGATCGAGTCGGTGAAGCGTTTGAATGCGTTCTCCGCGTCCTTGATGTCGGTCGTGAGCTCGGCAAACAGATTGCCCCCGGCGTCCTCAAAAATCGTATTGAACTTGTCGGCCAGGAGATCGGCGCTCGCCGCGAGCTCCTCGAGCCGCACGCGGAACTCTTCGGCGTCGGCGATCAGCTTCGGATTGCCCGAGGTTCGCGCAACGCGCTCCATACTGTCGGCGACCGCCTGCAGCTCGTCGATCGACTTCTGGCGCGCGAGGCTCGTCTGCTTGAGCGCCTCGAGCTCGCTGATCGCGCCGACCTTTAGGGAATTCTGGATCCGGCGCTCGGAGATCTCGAGCTGGCGGGTGAGCAGATCGCCACGCTCGCGCGTCTCGTTGAACGTCCCCTGCGCGACGGTGGCGGCGCGTAGCGCGTCGAGGGTTGCGAGGGCGCCGGCGTCCTTGTTCGTCTCGAACTTCTGCCGCCGTTCCCTGTTCTGCTGGTCGAAGCGCACCGCCGCGGCATCGGCCGAGCGGCCCTGCAGCTCGGCGAGCTCGGCGTTGAGCAGATCCACCTGGTCGCGGTAGGCGCGGGCGGCGTTCGAGGCGTCGAGGTAGCCCTGCTGCGTGTTGAACGCGAAATCCCGCTCGAGGCGGTTGCGCCTGGCGATCGCCTCCTCGAGCTCGCGCTGCCCGTTGAGCGCATCGGACGAGCCGGGCGCCGCCTTGGAAAGCGCCTTTTCGCGCGCCGCGATCTCACGCCCGATCGCGGTGAGCTCGGCGGCCAGCGCCTCGCGCTGCACCGCCTGGCGCGCATCCCAGTAGTCGCGCTCGGCGATGAGGCCCTCGCCGTAGAACCGGTCGAGGATCTTGAGGCGCTGATCGGAGAGCTGCTTTTGCGCCTCGAGCTCGATTTTCGCGCGCGACTCGAGCAGCTTGAGCAGCGCGTCGTTTACCTTTTTGATCTCGGCGAGATCGGGGAGCCGCGGCGCCGCCTTGCGCCCGGCGCGATCGGTCGCCGCGCTGTAGGCGTTGACGCCGGCGGCGGCGCTCGACCACAGCGCACCGATGCGCCCGGCCGAGCTCTTCACGCTGTCGACGACATCCGCGGCGCCCTCTTTCAGGATCTCGAACGCGCGAGAGAACCCGGCCGAGGTGAGCGGCTGCGCGGCCGCGGCGAGGATCGCGCCGATCGCTTTCCCAAGCACACCGAACACCGTGACGAGGCCCTTGATCGCGGCCTCGACGATGCCGAACGCCTCGGCCATCGCGCGCGAATCCTTCGCCAGGTCGACGAAGAGATCGGCGACTTTCTGCAGCGTCGGCAGCAGCGCCGCGGCGAGGTTCGTGCCGACGTTGCGCGTCACGCTGCCGATGTCCTTCAACGTATCGTTGAATTGGTCGGCCTGCTTGAGCGTATCGTCGGCGATGGTGATGCCGAGCTCCTCGAACCGCCGGCGCGTGTTCTCGATTTCCTCGGCCATCTGAATCAGCCGATCGCCGCCCTTGCCGAACGCCGCGAGCGCGATGTTGGCCTTATCGGTGCCGTCCTCGAACTCCGAGAACTTTCGGCCCGCCTCGGAGAGGATATCGAAGGTGCTGCGCAGGCGCCCCTGCGAGTCGGTGACTTTGATGCCGAGCGCGGCGAACGCCGCGGCCGCATCGCCAGAGCCCTTTGCCGCCTCGTCCAGGCGCTTGGGGAGCTTGCTGAGAGTGGCCGACACCTCCTCGAACGTGACGCCGGAGCGCTCGGCTGCGCCCTGCAGTACCAGGAGGTTCTGCGCGCTTTCCCCGGTGCGCCGCTTTACATCGTTGAGATTGTCGGCGGCGTCGATCGCGCCCTTGACGAACGAGGCGAACCCAGCCACCGAAAGGCCGGCGCCGATGCCAGCGAGCACGCGATCGGTGTTGCGCTTGAAACGCTCGATCGCCGCGGCCGCCTTGCCGAGGTCGCCCTGTATCCTGGCGACGCGCGCGCTCATGTCGAGGACCGCGGAACCGAGATTGATCGCCATCTAGGGTTTGCGCCTCTTCGCTGGTTTTTGTTTCGGTGCCGCCGCGATCAGCGTCTGATCGAGGAGCCGCATCATCTGTTCCTGCGTCATCGGCGGCTTTTCATAGAACGGCATGAAGTCGCCCGGCGCGGCCGTCGGCGCGCCCTTGCGCCGGTGAATGTTGGCGAGCAGGGAGCACAGGAATCCGAAGTGGAAGTGATCGCGCCAGAACCCGAACGGCTCGAGCTCGGCGTACGCCTGCCACTCGGTGAGCTCTTGCGCGCTGATCGCCTCGAGCATCTGCGCGCGCGGGGCGCCGAAGAGCGCGGCGAGCTGAAACGTAAAGCGGCGCCGCGGATCCGCCTTCAGTCTTTTTTTGCGGCGTCCACCGCCTTTTCGCCCATGCCGTTGAGGCGCTGCGCCGCCTCGAATACGCGCTCGAGCGCCGCCGCGCTCTTGCGCCCGAGCGCATCGACGTCCTCGACCTTGAACAGGCGATCACCGCTATCGTCGACGAGGCAGATCGAGCACAGGCGTGCGCGAAAGTTGGCCTGGTTCACGCGCCGTTTGTCGCCCTCGCCGATGAAGAGCTTCGACTCGAAATCATCGCGTTCGGCCGCGGTCATCATGCGCACGATCACCTCGCCGCCCCACTCGGGCACCGCGACAATCTCGGTTTTGAGATCGGGCGCGGCGAGGATCTGGTCGCGGGTGAGCGTCATACAAACGCGATCGGCCCGGTAATCCGCAGCTCCACCTGGCACCGGATCACGTCATCAACGCCGCCCGACTCGTCGACCTTTTTTACGAGCGCCTGGAAAAGGCGCAGATCGCCGTTCGGATAGGTAACGCGGAATTCCGAGGGATCGTCCTCGGAGAGCGCGGCGCGCAGTCGCGCCTGGCCGGTCGAGTTGTCCGAATACATGCACTCGAACGAATACGTACCCTCGTCCTTGAGGCCGAGCCGGAACTCGCGGGCGAGCGAGTCGAGGCTCGAGACGTCGATCTCGGGGCGATCGCCGCTGCGTTGAAAAGTCACGATCTCGTTGAGGTTCACCCATACACTCGGCGAGCCCGTGCCGGGCCCGGCCGGGCCCGCGCTCATCTCATGGGTGACGCCTTGTGCGCTAACGGCTGCGGATGTCATAGCAAACGGCTCCTTTCAGGCTTTGAGGTGCTGCGCGATAAACTTCGCCGCCGCGGTGGCGACGACGTCGAAGGAACCCCGCACGTTCGCGTCGAATGCGGGTTTTAGAAAAGGCTTTGGCGAAATGCCGGTTTTGCCGAGCTCAACCCACCGCCAGTAGTAGCCGAGGCGGCGAATCGCGATCCCGTACGCCGACTCATTCGAGTAGGCGTATTTGCCGGTGCGCAGCTTCCGGATCGAGATCTGCCGCGCGAGGTTCCCGGGCTGCACCAGGTGGCGCTCGCGGCCGCCCTTGAAGCGCACCACGTGCGGCACCGAGGAGCGCACGACGCGGCGCTTGGCGTCGCGCGCCCACACCGCGACCGCAGAGCGCACCGCCTTGTCGAGGATCTTCTGGCGCATCTGCGGCGCGAGCGAGCGCAGGCGTTTAGCTACCTCGTCGAGCGCGCGGCCGTCGAGTTTCAGCTCGATGAAGTCGGCCACGACTCAATCGGCCTCGAGCCACCCGAGGAAATCCATCTGCACGAAATGCTGCTTTGTCTCGTTGTCGTAGAGCGAGAGCTGCTGGATTAACCCGATGCGCATGCTCGACACCACCGCGTCGTCGAGTCGCGATTTCACCGCGCGGGCGATCTCGCGCGCGTCCGCATTCGTCCTGGCAAAGCAGCTCACCTCGCAGTCGACGCGGGTCAATTTCGAGGTATGGCCCGCGAGCGATCGCACCGGCTGCTCGGCGACCAGGTACACGAGCGCCGGCACCGAGCTGCCCTGCGGCCGCACCGTCGGGTAGATTCGCTCGCCGACCAGGCCGACGATCGTCGCGTCGGCACGCAGGTGCGCCGCGAAAACGTCCTCGAACGCCGGCGCCTCAGCCATCGTTCACCCCCTCGGCGACCAGGAATGCGAGCTCGCGGTGGCGCTCGGCGCTGTCGATCTGCGCGACGATGTTGTAAACCCGCTCCTCGAACACGAACCGCATCGCCGCGGTGACGCCGGCCCGGTAGCGGATCCTGATCCGCCCGGTGACTTCGGAGTGGTGCTGCTGCGCGGCGAAGAGCTCGCGACCGGCGAGCGGCTCGACCGCGGCCCACAGCGTCGCGACATCGCTCCACGCGTCGTCGGGCTCGCCCGAGGCGTGCTGCTGCGGGCTCCCCGCGGCGCGCTGCTGCAGGGTCACGCGGTGTCTCAGGCTTCCGGCGCGCATGCGGGCGGCTCCAGGTCGCGTAGCTCGGCCCCCTCGAGCTCGACGATCGGCACCTCGAGCGCCGCCATGCGGATCCGCACCGCGCGCACGTTGAGGAGCTCCACACCATCGACGAATACGCGGTGGCACCGGTCGCGTACCGGGACGATCTGCACCTGGCGGCCGGTGAGCGCCGGCGTCGCCCCCTCGACGTCGACCGTCGGCTGCTGCGGGAACGGCCAGGCGGCGAGCACCTCGTTCATACCCGCTGCACCCGCCGGCCCATCCGATCGGCATACTCCCGCGCCAGGCCGCCGGCGATCTCCGACAGGGTGTATTGGCCGTACGCGAGCGCGTGCGCCCACGGGCGGCGGTCGACGCGCATCGGCCAGGCCAGATCCCACGTTGACACCCCGAACGCCGCAGATCGGTAATCGACCATCACCGGCACCCCGGCCACCGCCGCCTTGCAGGCGACGGTGCTGGTGCACGTCACGACCGCCCACGCGCGCGCCAGGCGCTCGGGGAGCGGCACCGGGTCGCCTTTCTCCGAAACGAATACCCGCCGCGTGGTGGCCTGTGCGAGCCGGTGGAGCGTCTCCCCGAGCCAGTCGCCGAGGCCGAAGAGCTCGACCACCGCAGCGCTCGGCGGCACCACCATCACCTCTTCGCCCTGGCGCGTCCACGGCGCGAGCTCGAGGCCCTGCTGCTCCCACCGGTCGACGGGCGAGGCGGGCGAGAAGTTGTGCTGGTAGGCGTTCGGCACCACCCGCAGCCAGTCTTTGCCGTCCTGCGTGTAGGCGCGGTCGAAAAAGACGTATCGCTCGCGCTTGGCGATGATCTGCTTGAGGATCCCGAGCGCGCCGAACTGCAGCCCGCACACCAGGTGCAGCGCGCCCCATACTGGCTCGGCCCGGTCGGCGCGCACGCGCTCGGCGCCCCACCCGCTCGCGATCGCGTCGAAGTGCTGCGGGTTCTTGCGCCCGCCGATGTCATACAGAACGGCGCGGGTCACTTCTGGCCCCGCGCCGGATCGTTGGCCGGGATCGAGAGCCCGATCGGGCAGTCGCCGCGGCGCTCGCAGGCCGGGCGCCCGATGCAGGAGGTGATCAGCAGGAAGCACACGCCCACCAGGCCGAGCCCCAGGATCACCCCGCCCCACCAGGCCGCGCGGCGGCCCATCCGCTCGATGCGCCCGAGCTCGCGATCGCCGTCACCCACGCCGCCAAACCTCCTTCACCCATTGCGCCGGCGCTGTGTGCGGCTTGTCCGGCCCGTGGAACGACACCACCCGGCAATCGGCCGGGATCCCGTCCTTGCAGTGGTAGCGATACGAGCGATGCCAGGCGCGCGGCAGGAGCCGCCACCGGTACCCATGCGCCCCCGGCGCCGTCGCCTCGGTGATCCACTTTTGATCGCCGTCGAGGCGCCGCGCCACCGCCGGGTGCCACTCGGTCCACACCTGGTCATGCTCGCCGGCGTTCCACACCATGAGCGAGCTCGAGTACTCCGAGCTCGCCCACCCCCAGTCGCGCAGATCGGTGATGCCGCCGTGCTCGACCACCTCGTCGAGGCCGCCGACGATGCACACGTCGAGGTCCAGGTACAGCACCCGGCCCTCGAACGCGCCGGGGCGAAACAGCTCGATCTTTGCCCACCACCCGCGCAACGCCGGGTTGAGCGCGATCGGCTCGATGTCCTGGTCGAGGCCCGTGCGGTCGTCGGTGAGGCAGACAAACCGGTGCGCGGCGCGCAGGCGCCGAGCGACCATGTCGCGCAGCACGAGCACATAATTCGGCGGGTACTTCGCGCCCTGCTTCACGCAGGCGACGGTGATCACATCCGCCATCCGACCGCGGCCTGCTGCGCGATGAAGCCGACCAGCGGGCCCGGCGCCCGGCCGCGCATCACCATGAGGACCACCTGCGCCCGGTTGGTCGCGCCGAGCTTCTGGCGGATCGCGTGCATGTGCACACGCACCGTCGCTGGTGCCATGAACAGCCGCCGGGCGAGCACCTTGTTGCAGGC